TCCTGGATTCTGAGCGCCTTCTTTGCGCACTCCAGGCTGCCGATGTTCACTCGGTCGCCTGCGGCCTGCCTGGCCAGCAGCTTGCGTGCCCAGTCTTTGCCGTCATTCATGGCCACAAACTCCACCGGGCCGATGGGCTTGGCTTCTGGCGGTGGAAGTCTTCGAGGCTGTTCGTCGCTGAAAGTCTTGCGCGGCATCACGGCCTTGCAGATCGCCTCGAACTGCGGCAGGTTTGGCGGGAAGGCAGGGCACTCGTCTGCCAGGCGCTTGGCTGCCGTCTCGATGGTGTCCGGTGAATACTTGGCCAAGCCTGCCTCCCAAACCAGCATGGCGGCACGAATGCCCTTGTCCTTGCCGTTGGCGTCACGCTCGCCGGTGGAAAACTTGGTGGTGAACAGGCTGCCGTATGACCCGTGCAAGACAATGAACAGCTTTCGGATGGTCGGGTTGTCACCACGGGGTGCGGGTTGCTGGCCAGCGTTCTGGATGGCCTGGCTTGCCATTTCAGCGAGGTTATTCATTGTCGAACACCCCATCAAAAATGGCGCGGGAGGCTGCAGCGTGTTTGTGCTCGTTTCGCCCTTGCGCACTGCGCGTGGCGGTCTGCCTGCGCACCCAGTTTCTCCAGGTGGCTGGCCAGTCAGTTTTGACGCCCTTCTGCCCAGGCTGTGCAATCCAGTAGTCCAGGAATTCAGCAAATACCGTCTGTGGGTCAAGGTCTGCGCGTTTTTGCTTGCAAAACCCAATCCACTCGTCTGGCAATTCAAAACCTGTTGGCAGGCGCGTGCCGCGCTGCGTCTTTGTTTTCTTGTGTTCTGGGTCTTGTGTTATGTGTCTTGTGTCTTGTGTAGCATTGCTTTCGCTATGCGTTCGCATTGCGTCTGCATCTTTTTGCTTGCTCCACCTGGCCTTGGCGCTCTCACTGGCCTTGGTTGACTTATCGCCAGCCCTGGCAATTTCCTGATCTGCTCGGTGGTTTGTCCATCCGTTCTCATTGCGAATGAAGAACTCCTGCAAAACGACCGCAATGCAGTCGGTATGCGTTCGCATCCTTATCAGGCGTGCGATCTCGCTGGTTTCCAAAGGCAAAGGGGTTTCGTGAAGGTAGTACCAATCCAGCATGCGCCGGTAGGCCAGATCTTCAAGGTCTGAGAGGTGTTCGGTGTGGCTTTTGTAGTCGCCAATATTGAACTGGTAATAGTGCATTTTTAACCTTACTTCGTCGGTTCACTTCACAAAAGAAACAGCGGCAGGACGGTGAAGAATCGTCTTTTCAGGAGCTACCCTAGCCGTGTTCAACATTCACTTTACCTTAGACCGCAGGCTCATTCAAGCTCTTGCGGTACATAGCACCAAACCTTTTATCAAGGGCTGGACGCCACCGGAAGGCCACGCCATTGATCAGCCAGGCTTGGACAGCCGGGCCACTTGGGGCACCGATGGCCTTGGCCACTGCCTTGTAGGAGCCAAGGCTCTTTCGGGCAAAGGCCAAGACCTGTGCATAGTATTGGTCGTCTTTGTTCATGTCCGTGACTGTAGCACACATCCAACAAAAAAATAAAAGATTTTTTATCGTGGTTGTATAAATTTATCTTTTACTGTGCTATGATTCGTTTCACCAACAACCACCCACGAAAGGTAAACACGATGGAAATCAAGCAGATAGCAGCAGCCCTGGTGAAAGCCCAGCGCGAGTTCGGGCCAGCCCTGAAGTCCAGCAGCAACCCTCACTTCAAAAGCCGGTATGCAGACCTTGCGGCCTGCGTCGAGGCGGTGATGGACGGCCTCAACAACAACGGCATTGCCCTGGTGCAACAAACCCACGAGTGCGAGGCCGGGGTGATTGTGGAAACGGTCTTTGTGCACGAGTCCGGCGAGACCTACAGCGCAGGCAAGCTGCACGTGCCGGCGGTCAAGCACGACGCCCAGGGCTACGGCAGCGCCCTGACCTATGCACGCCGCTACAGCCTGATGGCAGCCTGCGGCATTGCGCCAGAGGACGACGACGGCAATGCAGCCAGCAAGCGCACGCCTGCGGTGCTGGACGGTTACGCCGATTTTGAGAAAGCCACCCTGCCAGCCATGCGCGAGGCAGCCATGCAAGGCGAGAAGGCTTTGTCCGATGCGTTCATGGCCCTGCCCAAATCAGCCCACAAGGCAGCCTTCTGGCAAGCCCAAGGCCCTGCCCTCAAGAAGGCAGCCAAGACAGCCGACACACAGGGAGCTGCAGAATGATCGAGCAAGGCACACCTGAATGGTTCGCCCAGCGCTTGGGCAAGGTCACCGCAAGCCGTGTGGCCGACATCATGGCCAAGACAAAGACAGGAGTTGCAGCCAGCCGGGGCAACTACCTGGCGCAGCTGGTGGCCGAGCGCCTGACTGGCCAAAGCGCCGACACCTTCAAAAGCGGAGCCATGCAGCACGGCACTGAAACAGAGCCACAAGCTCGGATGGTGTACGAGGCCGAGACTGGCCAGATCGTTGGCGAGGTGGCCATGATCACCCACCCAACCATCGAAATGTCGGGAGCCTCTCCGGACGGCTTGGTTGGCGAGGATGGCCTGGTCGAGATCAAGTGCCCCAACACCAGCACGCACATCGCCACGCTGTTGGCCGACAAAGCGCCCAGCGGGTACATGGCCCAGATGCAGTGGCAAATGGCCTGCACGGGCCGCGCCTGGTGCGACTTCGTGAGCTTTGACCCAAGGATGCCAGACGACATGCAGCTGTTCATCAAGCGGGTTCCACGCGACGAAGCCCTCATTGCCGAGTACGAAGCCGAGGTGATCAAGTTCCTGGCCGAGGTGCAGGAAACGGTCGACAAGCTGGTCGCCCTGCGGAGGTCAGCATGAACGGGCGCGACTTGCGCGACGCTGGCTTGGCGCTGGTTGCTCGGGGCCGCGAGGACTGGCTGGCTTATGCCAGGTCAGTTGCGGTCGAGATTGCCGAGGCCACTGGCCAGGTCACCATCAACGAGGTCAGGGAGCGTGTGGAGCTGCCTGCCGACTACCACCCCAACACATGGGGTGCGGTTTTTAAGGGTGACGCCTTTGAGCCGATTGGATACTGTCAAGCAACCCACCCATCAGCCCACGCTCGGGTCGTTCGGGTTTACAAACTGAAGGAGCAAGCATGAAAGCAAACGGACTGGCACGCATTGGCAAAGACGCCGAGGTGCGATACACACCAGGCGGGGCAGCGGTGGCCAACGTCTCGCTGGCGTTCACCTATGGCAAAAAAGGCGACGACGGAAAGCGCCCGACGCAGTGGGTTGACGCCTCGCTGTGGGGCCAACGCGCAGAGTCGCTGGCGCCATACATCAAGAAGGGTGGCCAGATCGTGGCATACCTTGAGGATGTGAGCATCCAGACCTTCACCAAAGGCGACGGCACGCAGGCCACCAAGATGGTGGCACGCCTGGTTGATCTTGAGTTTGTGTCCGGTGGCGAGCAGGCAAGCAGCCAGCCAAAACCTCAGCCAAGACCACAGGCAGCACCACAGTCGCAAGGCTCAGGCTTTGACGACATGGACGACGATATCCCCTTTTGAAAACTGGAGAAACTATGAGCACACGCATTTACCTGGTCACCGACGTGGAGACCAACAAGCACCGCCTGATTCGCGCAGGCAACCAGGCCCAGGCCATCCGGCACGCAGCGCAGACGCGCTTCGACATTGAGGTGGCAGGCCAGGACGATCTGGTCAGCCTGCTGACTGGTGGCATTCCCATCGAGCTGGCCGGTGGGCCTGCGACGGCTGACATGTTCGAGGAGGCCAAAGCATGACCACCAAGAACAAGACCCAATACGTGACAGTCCGCCTGTCGGACGAGATCATGGCCAAGCTCAAGGCCGAGGCCGAGCGCAACACGCGCAGCCTGAGCGCCCAGGTGCTGCACTACATCCGGCTGGAGCTGGACAAGGTCAAAGCATGAAGAAAGAGACCAAGGTCAGCATTGAGCTGTGGATGCACAAGTGGCCGGTGTTCGCTGTTGGTTTTGCCCATGGCGAGTTCTTCCTGTCTTTGTGGATCGTTGACCTGCGCGTCTGGCGAGGTTACTGATGGACAAGCGTTACATCCTGATGGCCATGCTTCGGCCATCCACCATCCACCTGGCTGCCTGCCGTGCCCTGCGATGCGGGTCGCGGCCAGGCCTGTCGGTTTTCTTTGACCGGGTCGACAAGACCTTCAGCATTTTGGAGTTCAAACCATGACCGAAGACGAGATGAAGCTGGACATGCTGGTAGCGGAGCTGGAATACGAGAACCGGCTTTTACGGGCCAGAAACGAGCGACTGGTATCCGAGGCCCAAGCCAGCAACTTTGAGCGCACGGCGGCCTGGCTGAAGGCCTGCGGAAAGGCTCCTGGGGCTGCTGCGATAGCGGTGCAGATTGGTTGCGACTTTGAAGAGAAGGCAGAGTTCTTTTCGTGCATCGAATTGGACGACGGCCACGACCGTTCCATTCAAGACCGCCTGCGCAACATCGTGCACGAGCTGAATTCTCTTGGCCATTTGCTGAAGAAGGGTTTGATCACCGCGAGCATTCCAAAAGGCCGACGGGCAGAGGCGCTTGATGCCATCTGCGACAGCGAAGTGACCGGCAACGGTGTGGCGTATCTGGCAGGCTTTGACAAGCGTGGAGCCGACCAGGCTGTGCTGGCCAGCAACGACGCCAAGCTGGTGGACGGCAAGCCGGTGATCCTGCCAGGCGGCAAGATTGGCAAACCAGAGGGCTGGAAGGCTCCAAACCTATCGGGGTTCGTGTGAAAAAAAAGCGCCAGCCACGCCCGAAGCGGTACACCTTGCTCGACGAGATGACCGCGAGTCCGACCGAGCCTTTGCCACAGGCTTGGCGAACGCACCAGCTCACCAAGATGTACCAAGGCCTGCACCACCTTGAGCAAGGCGAAAACCCGCAGCCAAATGACTGGCGGCTGGTGTCCGATGCGATCAATCTAGTGGAAACGCTGGTGCAGGAGATGAAGGTCTGTGAGGACGGCAGCGGCCTGCTCATGGACGCCATCACCGCAATGGCCAAGGCAGGCAAGCGCAGCAAGGCAGGGCAAAGCCTGCGCTTGGACGGTGAGGGCATCGTGGCCGTGCGCTCCATCCTGAGCGACTATGCCGAGCTGATCGATGTGCTGCCAGCCAGGGTGATGGTGCGCTGCCACCGACTGACAGAAAAACGCCTGCATGAAATCCTGGACGGCAAGCGTGGGCCGCACGACATTGAGCTGATGGATTAGGGAAATCCCCTATAAAATAATCTTCTATTCCTTGTGTGCGTTTGTGGGTGTTTGTGCTATGATCAAAGCATCGCAACCAAGGAGCCACCATGAACAAGCTGATCGAAACATACCGCAAGTGCCCAACACCTTCAAACCGGGCAAAGCTGCAGACTTACCTGCAAAAGCACATGATGGCCTTGTGCCTTGCAACACCGGAAGAAGTCGCCTTTCTCAAGGCCAACGAGTTCAAGATTTAAGGAGACCACCATGATCAAACGCTACCAAGTAATTCTGGCAATCATCGGACTGATCGCAGCCATGGGCATTGTTGGCCAGAGCGACTTCGAGGACGAGCAGGCCCAGGCAGAGCAATACTGCGAGATGGTCAAGCTCTGGAAACAGACCAAGGGCCAGGCCGGTTGGCCAGCCTACAACGGTGAAGGGGTGTGCAAATGAAGACCGAGACCAGCATCCACAGGGTGGCCAAAATCGAGATCGGAGAGCGCCGGTTCCACGCCAGCTCGACAAGCCCATTTTGGTGCCGTAGCATCACAGTGACCGACGAAGATGGCCACAGCCACACGCTGGAGCTTTACAGCCACAGCGAAGACGAAGACACAGCATTGAAGGTGACCTCATGACATACCTGGCCGAAATTGAAAGCACCGTCGCAGGCATCCCTTGCCTGATTGGCGTGACGGAGTTCAGCAGCGTGCGCGGCTCGTACAGCCACAACGCGCCCAGCGACATGGATTATTACGGGTACACCGAGAGCGACTGGGAAGTGCTCGACCGACGTGGCCGACCTGCCGCCTGGCTTGATCGCAAACTGACGGGAGCCGACCGCTGCCGCATCGAGCGCGAGATCGAGGAAGCCATGACCGAGGATTCGTACTGATGGACGCGCTCGAACATTACGACCAGCTTTATGGTGACCTGGGCCTGTCACCAAACGATGCAGCCAAGTGGGTGTTTATCTCCGGTTGGAACAGCGCCATGCAAGAGGCTCTGGAGCGCATCCAGGCCATGCCGCTGCAGCCGGATACCAGGGCATCGTTTGCGGTCTATTTCCAGCAGATGATG